GTCGTCTTCTACGACGGCCAGACCACGGCGGGCGTCTACGCCCCCAAGGCCTCCATCATCCGCAACGATGACCTGTCGATCTCCGACACGGAAAACCTCGCCCAGCTCTCGGTCAAGGTCACCCCGCTGCAGAACGGCGCCAACGATTACGCAATCGTCTGGCTGCCCCCGGCAGTCATCCTCTCCACCGCTACCGCAACCGCTACCCGCACCGCCAACGCTGTCTCCGCAGTGACCGTGGTCTCCGGCGGTTCCGGCTACACCACCGCTCCCGCGGTCACCTTCACCGGTGGCGGCGGCACCGGCGCGGCTGCCACGGCAGTTGTCACCGGCGGCGTGGTCACGGCTATCAACGTGACCGCCGGCGGCACCGGCTACACCACGGACCCGACAGTAACCGTCGCGGCCCCGTAGCCCCAAGACCCCTGTAGGGCCGGGTGCGGACTCCGGCCCTACAGGTTCTTTACCACCAGTCCGCAAACACACCCCACTACTTAGGAGTCAGCTATGTCCGCACTGAAGCTGGATGACCTGCGCAAAGGCGCAGAAGAGAAGTACCCCGATTTCGAAATCGAGATGGAGGACGGGAAGGTCCTCGGCTTCAAGCCGATCTTCCGGCTGTCGAAGGAGAAGCGCAAGGCAGTGGCCGGCGCATTCGACATCAAGACCCGCCTGGACGCGCTGGACGAGGAGTCGGGAGTCGACCAGCCGGAGCTGATGATCAGCGTCCTTGGCGATGCCCTGAAGGCAGCGGAACGCAGCAAGGGGGACTTTGCCGCACTGGAGGAATGGGCCGGCAAGGAGGACCTGGGAATCTGGCTCTTCGTCTTCCGCGCCTACTCCGAGAAGACCGAACTGGGGGAAGCCTCGCCCTCGGAGAGCTAATCGAGGAGTACGGCGAGGAGGTCCTCCTGGACCTTCGGGAGTATTGGAACTTTGACCTCGTCGGCTTTATTGCCGGCGAGGTCTTTTCCTCTATCCGGATCATTCTCGCCATGCTTCGCAACCTCCCCGAGGGGTCCCGCTTTGCCGCGGTCATGGCCGTCGATGCGGTCAACCAGGACGCGCCCGAGCGCACGCCAGACCCACGCATGGAAGCCGTCATGGACCACCGCGCGTGGACGATCGACCGCCGCATGAAGGCGATGGAAATCAACGCAATCTACTCACTCATCGCCGTCAGCGGCGAATGGGGCAAGAAGGGTCCGCCAACCTTCCCCACCATCGGGCCTGCCGCGTGGCAGCCCGATTCCAAACCGAAGAAGTCCGACGAACCCAAGGACAACTTCGACGTATTACGAAAGATGGGGTGGCCAGGTGGCAGCTGATTTGAAGCTCGTCGGTGCCGTTGCAATCAAAGTCCGGCCGGTCGCTACCGGATTCAAGAAGGAACTCCAGGACAAGCTCCGGGAGGAACTCAAGAACACTGACATCAAGGCCAAGATCAGGGTCGACCTTGATACGGACCAGGCCGTGGCCGACGCGGAAAAGGCCAAGAAAGAGATCGAGAAAAAGGCCCTCAAGCTCAAGGTCGGCTATGACCACGCCTCGATCCGGGCGGCGGAGAAGACGCTTGACCAGGCGCTGAAGCACCTGAACGACCAGACCGTCGTGGTCCACCTGGATGACCAGGGCAGCATCGACGCCGCCATCGAGAAGCTCGAGAACATGCGCGACTTCTCCACCGTCGACATGAAGTTCGCCGCGGATGAGAAGGGCTACAACGAGGTCCTGGCCAAGATCGCGGCCATCCGCCGCGAGAAGATCATGCAGGAGATCGAGTTCACGACGGACGAGGAGGGCCTGAGGGAAGCCGAGGCCCGGATCCGCCAGATGATGGCGGAGTCCTTCGTCGGCGTGGCGACGGTCGACGTCAAGTACACCAACGACCGGGCCTCGATCCAGAAGGCGCTGGACCAGATCAACTCCGAGCTGGCCAGCATCGACGCCGTCGAGTTCGAAGTCACTGCGGACAAGAAGTCCCTGAAGACGACCCGCGGCGTTCTGGAGAATGCCCTTGCCCGCACGCCCGTGAAGCTGAAGGTCGACTATGACGACCAGGACTCCCTCAAGGGCGTCCGCAACAAGCTCAACGCCATGCTCGGCGAGATCCGCGCCAAGGAACTGAAGTTCAAGTTCAACGAGGAAGCCATCCGGGCTGAACTCGAAAAGATCAACGGCATGATCGTGGAGGAGCTGGAGACCGGCGCGGCCACGGTTCACATCTCCTACCTAAACAACCGGGCCTCCCTGGCCGCGGCCATGAGCCAGGTGGACGCCGAGCTGGACAAGATCCGCTCGGTGCACATCGACGTCGAGCTGGACGAGAACGAGCTGGACGCCAAGCGGGCCATGCTCGAGCTGATCCTGGCCCGGACTCCCATTGAGATCAAGGTCGACTACGACGATCAGGATTCCCTGAAGGCGGCACGCCAGCGCCTTCAGGAGATGCTCAGCGAACTCAACGCCAAGAACCTCGAGATCGAGTTCAACGAGGAGGCCATCCGGGCCGAGATCGAGAAGCTCAACCAGATGATCCACGAGGAGGTCAAGGACCGGAAGGTCCAGATCCCGGTCGAGCCGACCGGGCTGGAGATCGTGGCACGGCAGCTGCAGTTCGCCTCCCGAGCCCGGCGTGTGCCGTTCTATGTGGTGGTGGACGCCAAGTCCGTTGCCATCGCCGAAGGCATCCTCCGGTCCCTCGCGGGCGTCAACGTGCTCCAGTCCGCCGGCCGCAGCCTTGAGAACATCATCACCAAGTTCGACACCATCTCCGTCAAGATCGGCGCCTGGGGCGCGGCCATCGCCGGCCTCGCCGACATCCTTTTCTACATGACCTCCTCGCTGTTCACCGTGGGTGAGGGCATGCTCCAGGTCGTGGGCCTGGCGGCCCTGGCCCCGGCCGCCTTCTCCGCCCTGGCGACTACGGTCTTCATCGGCGCCTCCGTGTTCAAGGACTTCGGCGCAGCCGTGCACGGCATCGACGCCGCCCTCAAGCGGCTCCCCCCGTCCGGCCAGAAGGCCGCCCTCATGATCCGTGAGGTCTTCAAAGACCTCCGCGAAAACATCTCGGAGAAGTTCTGGTCCACGGCCTCCGACTCCATGCTCCGGTTCACCGAGACCGCCCTGCCGGCGTTCACCCGCGGCCTGGTGAAGACCTCGGAAAAGCTGGGCGTCGTCTTCGGCGGCATCCTGGATTCCTTTACGAACCTCGCCGCAGCCGGCCAGCTCGACACCATGTTCGACAACCTGACCCTCATGTTCGAAAACGGCGCCAAGGGCGCCACGAACCTGTGGGATGCCCTCAACATCCTGGGCCTCCGGGGATCCGAGTTCCTGCCCCGCTTCGGCACCTGGCTGGCGGACATCTCCACCAACTTCAAGGACTGGATCCAGCTCAACGATGCGAACGGCAACATCAACGCCTGGATCGAAGACGGCATCATCGCGCTCAAGGACATGTTCTTTGCGACCGGCGCCTTCATCGACCAGCTCAAGGCCATCGCCAGGGCAGCGGGCCTCATCGGCCCCAACGGCCTGGACGACTTCCGCCGGACCATGGAGCACATCGCCCGTGTCATGGGCGGCGAGCCGTGGCAAAGCCAGATGGCCTCCATTTTCTCCGGGGCCAAGGAAGGCGCCCACGAACTGGCCGACGGCTTCAAGGACTTCTTCGGAGCCCTGAAGGACTCGGCATTCTGGACCGGCCAGCTGCTGACCCTCCTGGGCCAGCTCGGCGGCGATACCCTGTCCGGGTTCTCCGGAACCATCTCCAACCTGACCTTCCAGCAGGGATCCCTCGACGCGATCCGCGGCATGTCCGCAATGATCCGGGACATGGAGCCGGCCTTCGACCGGCTCGGGGACCTCCTGGGAAATCTGGGCAGCATCACAGGCTCGGTCTTCCGCGGACTAGCACCGATTGTTAATTCGGTGATGAACGCCCTGGCCGATTTCTCCGGTGAGCTTTCCGTCAATCTTCAGAAGATTGCACCGGTTCTACTCAATCTGACGAACAATCTGGTCAACTTCGCCCGCGGACCCCTCGGGTTCCTGGTCGGGGTCCTGAACAACTTCCTGACCGTCCTCAACGGACTCCCGGGTCCGCTGCGTGACGCGACGGTGGCCTTCGGCGTCTTCCTCCTGCTGCGCAACCAGTTCGGCCAGTTCGCCACGGCGATCAATGACCGCTGGACCAAGATGACCTCCTCGCTGGTCAGGGACAGCGCCAGCATCGTCTCCAGCACCTCGGGCAACTTCACCCGGATGGCTGACGGCTCACTGCGCCAGGTGGTCCGGATGGCTGACGGAACCGACCGGGAAATGACCCGGTTCGGCTCCTTCGTCAATCGCGGCGTGACCACGGCCAACACAGCCGTGGGGCGGTTCAACGCAGGCCACATCACGAGCCACCTCAGCACCGTGGCCGGGTCCGTGTCCACCATCGTGGGCCGGATCAACGGGTCGCTTGCCCTCATCGGCGGCATCCCGGGCCTGGTCCTGGGAACCCTCGGTGTACTGATCGCCACCATCGGCGGCAACGCGGCAACCGCATCGGCCAATGTCGACCGGCTCCGCGATTCCCTCGACAAGGTCACCGGCGCAGCCACGCCCGAGACCCTGCAGAACATCGCGAACAGCATCTCCAACATCGACGAGGCCGGAGACGCCTGGGCCAATTTCTGGCGCGGCGTGATCCGCAACGCGGATGCCGGCAACGAGACCCTCGAGAAGCTGGGCATCAACGTCGGCGAGGCAGCCAAGAAGATCTCCGGCAGCCAGAAGGAGTACGACGACTTCCTGGGCACCCTTGAGGACATCCGCAAGGGCCAGGCCACCGGCGGGTTTGAACAGTTCATCAGGACCGGCCAGCTCCCCTCTCCCACCAAGATCCAGGACTTCCAGACCACCCAGGGCATCCAGGGCTCCCGGTCCCAGCAGGGCACCCGGACGCTGGCACCCAGTGACGCGGACATCCAGGCTCTCCGGGACGCCAAGGTCGCCATGGACAAGTACGGCATCAGCATCGAGAACATGCCTTCGGGCGCGTCCCTCGATGTCCTGACCGAGTCGATCAAGGTCCAGCGCGCCCAGCTGGAGATCGCCCGGGTCAAGCAGCAGCAGTACGCCGACGTCCTCGGCCTGACCAGCAGCCGTGCCGCCGAAGTCTCCCAGATCACCCAGACCCTGGGCGACAAGTCCATCGACGCCTCCGGCAAGATCGACGCCATCAACCGGTCCCTGGACATCCTGAACAACAAGAGCAGCCAGCAGGCGACCGAGTTCTTCAAGATGGACCAGCTCGAGGCCGGCCTGGAAAACGCCAGGGCCATCAAGGAAGAAGTAGTCAAGTCCCGCGACAGCCTCTTCAAGGAGAACGGCCTGCTCAGCGAGCAGTCCAAGGCCGCACGGAACATCTACCGGATCCTGCAGGAACAGGCTGACAACGTCAAGGTCCAGGCCCAGACGGCCTACGACATCGCCATCTCCAACGGCGACAACGCCGCCCAGGCGTCCCAGAAGGCCCTCCAGGTCATCAACGACGGCAAGGGCAGCATCGGCCAGTTCGCCTCAGAGATGGGGCTCAGCCTCACCGACCTCGACGCCCAGTTCGCCACGTTCTTCGGATCGGACTGGACCCTCGTGGCCACCTTCACCGGACGCCCGGACCTGTTCCTGGCAGCCGTGCAGGCAGCCAAGGAAGCCGGTGCGGAGTTCGACGGCCAGACGTTCATCGCCTGGCTGCTCGCGCAGCCGGACCCGGCGAAGCTCACGGTCGACGATGTCATCGCCTACATGCAGGAGCACTACGACGGGATCACGCACAAGACCACCCTCGACGCCGACCCCCTGCCGGCAAACAAGGTGATCGAGGACGTGATCAGCAACGCCCGGAAGTTCGCCGAGGATCAGTACCAGGCGGTCCTGCGGGCCTACAACAGCACCGAACCCGGTGTGCGTGAGGCCCTGATGAAGATCGCCGAAGTCACTGATCCGGACTGGAAGGCACGGCTCCTCGCCGCACTGGACCAGGGCTCCCTGTCCTGGGTGGAGTTCCAGCTCAACCAGCTGGCCCGCAACCGCACCATGGTGATCGAGGTCACCACGGTGGACATTGCCCGCGACGAGTCCATGGCCAACCGCATGGGCGGATCCAACAGCGCCCGGGGTTCCATCCTCAACGGCCTCGGCCTCGGCATGTACGGCTTCAACCCGAAGTACTTCGCCAACGGCGGCATCGAACGGCACGTCGCGCAGATCACCAAGGCCGGCGGACCCATTCGTGTGTGGGCCGAAAAAGAGACTCAGGGAGAGGCATACATCCCTTACGCCTCCTCCAAACGACCCCGCTCGGTGTCGATCCTCGCGCAGGTGGCCAAGGACTTCGGCTACACGCTCAACAAGGCCACCCAGGAGTTCGCCAACGGCGGAGTCAACGGGTCAACGGTCACCGGCCCCACCACCCATACGTCAGCTGATGTCCACATCGGATCTCTCGTGACGGTCGACATGAATGAAGCAGTCCACAAGCTGCGGCAGTCCCAGCGGGACGCCATGGCAGTGGCCGGCATTTCCACTTACGGAGGATAGCGTTGGTAACAACGGTCTTTGCGGCGCCCTTTGATGCGCCAGACGTACCCAACCCATGGCCTGGCCTGTCCATGCTGTGGACCGGGTATGACGGTGTCTCCTGGGACATCACCGGCGGCCACGGCGGGCTGTGTCTGCTCCCGGGCGTTCGCGGACTGACCATGCCTGCAATCACGCACCACAAGTCCCGCACCGGCGCCGTCCCCGGCGCCCGGTGGCGGGGCTCATCCACCAATGAGCGCGAGGTCTTCTGGCCGATCCAGGTCTACCACGACACCGGTTCGGTGGACTGGATCGCCAGGGACCGCGCGTTCTGGAACACCCTCCAGCCCCACAGGACCGGGACGTGGACCGTCATCCAGCCCACGGGCGAACGGCGCACCCTGACCCTGCGGTTCCGGGATGACGGCACCCATACCTTCAACACCGACCCGGCCATGGTGGGCTGGACCAATTACGGGATCACCCTGGATGCGGAACAGCCCTACTGGGCAGGGGCCGAGCAGTCCAAGGCCTGGAAGGGCGACGGCACGACCGGGAACCTGCTTCCCGGCCCGCCGTTCACCATCACTTCCGGCGCGGCGACCGCCACGGCCAAGATGAGCAACCCCGGCGACGTCGAGACCTACCCGGTCTGGACGCTCACCGGCCCGATCAACACGGCCACGATGGGGATCGGCGGACACGCCATCACGGTCCCGTTCGCCGTGCCCTCCGGGCAGACGCTGGTCATCAACACCAACCCGAGCGAACTCACCGCCGTGATGAACGGCGTGGACAAGATCTCCGCCCTCGGCACCGCGGACTTCGCGCCGCTGCCGGTCGGCATCGACATCCCGATCACCCTGGCACTGTCCGGGACCGGGTCCTGCCTGATGGCCATCACGCCGCTGTACTACAGGGCGTGGTGAAATGCCCCACCACAATCCCTTCCGGATCGAGATCTACAACAAGGCGTTCGCCTTCGAGTGCCTGATCGGCGACCCCGTCAGCATGGTGGTCACACCCCGCCACAACCAGATCTCCACTGCCGTGTTCACGGTGGACGCGGACCACCGCCGGCTGCCCCAGATGCTGGCCGACGGTGCCCGGGCCGTGGTGTCCTACCACGGGGAGGTCATGGTCTCCGGCCCGATCAACCTGCGCACGGCGCAGGGGCCGAGCATCGGCGGCACGGTCACCCTCTATGTGGATGGGGACTTCCGGATCATGGACAACGTCCTGGCCTGGGCGGTCCCCACCGCAGCGATCGGCAGCCAGACGGCCGAGCACTACGTGCTGACCGGCGGTGCAGAGTTCATCGTCAAGGACCTCGTCACCAAGAACGCCATCACCCGCCTGGGCCTGCCGCTGCAGTGCGCCGGCGACCTGGGCCGCGGCGCCGTCATCCCCGGCGGCGTCAAGGCGCGCTTCCAGTCCCTGAGGGACGTGCTGCTGCCGGCCGTGGAAACGGCGGGCCTGGGCATCACCTTCAACCAGAGCGGCGACCACATCGTGTGCGACGTCTACGCCCCGGTCGCCTACCCCGTGGTCCTGTCCGAAGCCGCCGGCATGATCACCGACTGGTCCTGGAGTTCGGCGAACCCCACCGCCACCCGCGTGGTCACCGGCGGTGCCGGAGACGGCACGGCCCGTGTCTTCAGGGCACAGTCCGACGTAACCCTGGAGGCTCAGTACGGCGACAAGGTGGAGGTCTTCCGGGACGCCCGTGACGCCGACAACGCCACCCTCCAGGACGCCCGCGGCAGCGAGACCCTCACCGAGGGCTCACCCAAATACGGCTTCTCCCTGACCCTGGCCGAGACCGAGACCTTCCGCTACGGCGGAACCGGGGTGCACGTCGGGGACATCGTCACCGTCGACCTCGGCTTCGCCACGCGCACCGATGTGCTGCGTGAAGCAACCCTTTCCTGGACCGCGGCCGACGGCGTCGTAGTGACCCCCCGCGTGGGGCAGATCCAGGACAACCCAGACCGCACCCTTGGCGACTTCCTCCGGAAGCTCCGCAAGGGAATCTCAGACCTGAAGGTGAGTAAGTAATGGCAATAACAAGCATCGGCTACGACGGGTCCGTCGACGAGACGGCGTGGACCCGGCTGATGGGCCGTGCCGCCGGCACCGCCTACGGGGTGCTCGGGCCTAATGACTTGAAGGTCACCGCACACCCCACCCTGGCCCGGGGCGTCGTCATCGGCACCGGCCACGGCTGGGGCCACGGCGTGTATGACATCAGTGACGCCACGGCCACCCTGCAGGGCGCCGACATCACCACCGGCATCCGCTGGGACATGGTCGTGGCCCGGCGCAACTGGACCGGCGTCGGCGGTGCGACGACGTTCGTGCTGATCACCGGCACGTCCACCAAGACCCTGGTCTCCCGCAACACCACCCCCGGCACCATGGACGACCAGCCCCTGGCACTGGTCCAGTTCTCCGGCGGCACCACCGCCCCGACCGCCATCGTCGACCTGCGCGTATGGGCCGGCAACGGCGGGCTCTACGCCACCGACCTGATGGCCCGTGACTACAACACGCAGATCGGATCCCGCCTCCTGATCAACGGCGAGGACTGGGTCTCCGTGGTTGTCAACGGCCTCCAGACCTGGCAGCGCCAGACCGCCATGCAGACCGTCCAGCTGTTCGGCGCAGGCACCTCCCTGCTCGGCGGCGTGGCACCGGCTGTGGCCAGCAGCAGCTTCTATGTCCAGGCAGGCACAAACGTGGCCTTCTCCGACGGCAGCGGCTACGCCCGCGTCACCTTCCCGACCCCGTTCCCCAACGGCCTGCTCACAGTCATGCTCACCAACGGCGCCGCCGACGTGGACCGGACCCTGGGCCACGTGGTCACGCTGACCCCCGCCGGCAACCCCCGTGACGTCGGGGACAAGAGCGGGGTGAGCTACGCCGTGGCCTGTGAAGACTCCACCGGCACCAACCGCCTGTATATGCTCGGCAACTTCCAGCACCGGGTCAATTACATCGCGATCGGCTGGTGACCCGTGGCCCGGTATGAATTCCCTTCCATGGTGGCCAAGGACCCCACGCTGGACGTCACCGTCCGCGACGGGGCCGGCATGGTCTACGCCATGCTCGACACGTCCTTCGCCTCCCCGCTGCCGGTCTACGACCGGTACGGCTCCGTCAAGTCCACCGTCAACACCACCAGTGAAGGCCAGACCGAAGAGTTCTATGTCGACAACTACCCGGTGGTGTGGTGGAAGTCCGGCAGCTGGGCCTTCCTGATCTCCTCCTACACCGGGATGCTGGCAGCCACCGAGGCTGCCGAGGCCTCGGCCCTGTCCGCGGCCGACGCGGCCATTGCCGCCCGGATCGCCGCGGAAACCGCGCTGGCCAACATGACCGGTGTCACGGACCTGCAGCTGCGGGACTACCTGAACAACACCTCCTCCGGCTCCCGGCAGGCACTGAACGCCATCATCGCCTCCGTCGGCATGACCGGGCTGACCGTGGACACCAGCGCGTCCTACAAGGTGATCATGCTCTCCGACGGCACCGTGCGTGCCGTGCCCGCAGGCACCACATCCCCGGCCACGCCCACCGGGCTGGCCGCCGTGGCCGGCCCCACCTCGGCCCGGCTGTCCTGGAACGTGGCCGCCGGCGCGTCCACCTATCTGGTCTACCGCGACGGCATCCTGGTCAGGACCACGACCGACACGGCCTACCGTGACGTCGGGGTCGCCGGCACCACCTACAGCTACACCGTGGCGGCGCAGAACAGCTACGGCATGCGCTCCCCGCTGACCGCACCCCTGTCGGTGTTCATGAACCCGGCACTGAACACCAGCCCGATCGTGTCCGTCACGACCTGGCCCACCACCATCCCCACGACCGGATCCTGCATCGTGCGCGTGAACGCACGCGACGTCGATGCCCAGGTCCTGGCTCTGACCCTGTCGGTCAGCACCGGCTCGCTGCAGCCCACCCCCGATCCGTCCGTCTGGATCCTCACCCTCTGACTGGAGTAGCAATGACCGAGAAAGCACACATCCGCGGGCACATGACCTGGGAACACTTCGCCGAGGACGGTTCCCTGATCGCCTCCGGCGAGGCCGACAACCTTGTCACGTCCGTGGGAGACCGCATGTATGCCGAACGCGGTGCAGGCGTGGTCGGCCCCCTGGCCGCCCCCGTCGGCATGAAGCTGGGGTCCGGTTCCACCGCCCCGGCCAAGACCGGCGCAGGAGCGGCGCTGGTGACCTACCTCGCCGACTCCCACCAGGCCTTTGACGCCGTCCCTGTGGTGACGGCCAACGGCTCCGGCTACCGGGTGACCTACACGACCACCTACGGGGCAGGGAAGGCGACCACGGCCTCCGCCATCACCGAGGCTGTCATCGTCAACCACGCGCTCACCGACGCGGCCTCCGCAGCCGCCAACACGGTCTCCCGGATCCTGGTCACCGGCCTGGGATCCAAGGGCGCCGGCGAAACCGTCGTCTTCACCTGGACCCACGACCTGCTGGGGGCGTAAGCCCTCATGGCGACATACTCAATATTCGGATCGGGCGCCCCTTCGGGGATGTCCAACGACACCGATGCAACACCGATCAACCTGTTCACCGGCTTCTATCTGCTGGGAGTCACGGGCTGGTCCGCCACCGGAGTGAAGTTCTGGCTGGACGGTGCCTCCACGGCTCCGACGACCGGCTACAGCGGCTACCTCTGGTCCGGCGCGAACGCCAACACGGCAACCCAGGTCGCCTCCGTCTCCTTCGGAACGGCGACCGCCGGCGGATGGACCACCGCTTATTTTAGCTCACCTGTGTCACTAACCGCGGGCCAGTATTACTGGGTCTCGGTCTACTACCCGGGGGGCAAGTCCACCTTCAAGCCCAACGTCTTCAACGACTTCGCGGCTTCGCCGGACACCACCAGCCTGTTCGGCGCGTCCTTCACCGAAGTGTCCCCCGGCAACGGTGCCTACGGCACCGGCGCGGCCGGCACCAATGCCAGCTCGTCCGGCGGGTCCGGCAGCAAGGCCTGGTACGGCGTGGACGTCGTCGTTTCCGACGGCGCATCCCCGGGCAACCTGGGCAGTGACGCCGAAGGCATCACCGACTCCATCAGCTACACCCGTTCCGGCTTCGCCACCACGGTCACGCTGACCGGAGCGGCGAGGGACGAACTGAACGTCACCACCACGGTGACACCCTCGGTCGCGACCGGCGGGTCCTCGCTGAACACGTTCAACGTTTCCCTGATGGGGAACCGGATCGCCTTCGGCTCGGCACTGGACAGCTCCGTCCAGGGTCCGACGATGATTGACGACGCCACGCCCTATGAACTGGGCGTGTCATTCTGGGTCACCAGGGACGTGCGGATCACCGGCGCCAGGATCTACAAGCACCCCGCCGCGGCCGGCTCCATCCCGGTCACGCTGTGGAACTCCGCGGGCTCCACGCTGGCCACCAGGACCGTCACCTGGGCCGCCGATGACGGCGGCTGGCGGGAGATCCTGTTCACGACCCCGGTCACCGTGGTCACCGGACAGGAGTACCGGCTCAGCTACTACGCGGCCAACAACAAGTACGCCGCCACCTCGTGGGCCTTCAACGCGCAGGACCACATCGAGCCGCCGTTCCTGGTCAAGGCCTACAACACCAACTCCACCGGCGCCATCAACGCCGGGGTGCTCAACAGCGGATCCCACGGGGTGCCCAACACCCACTTCCCGTCCAGCTTCTACGTCGACGTCCTCGGCGAGGTCGACCTGGAGACCGCCGGCTACGAGTCCGGCTACATGAACCAGTGGGTCAACCACACCCCGACCAAGGCCTTCCCCGTGGCCGTGTTCTTCCCCGATCCGGAGTGGATCGTGGACTACGCCAACGCGGGGGTGACCACCATCGTGGGCATCCAGGCGACCAACCCGGGCTACCGTGCGGCGATCATCGCCGCCAACGTGGATGTGTACGCCACCATTGACGACTCCACGTATGTCCAGACGATCATCTCGGATCCGACGCTGGCCGGCTACATCAAGGGCTACCTGCCCTGCGACGAGCCGGACCTCGCGCCGACCTACCGGTCCCCGCAGGACATCCGTGACACCGTGGCGGCCATCCGCAGGGTCGACTCCACCCGCCCGATCATGATCAACTTCGGCACCGCCACCGGCGTGGGCCAGGGCTGGTCCTTCCTGCGTCCGGGCACCGAGATCGTCGGGCACTACAACGAGATCATCCAGGACATGGAGATCGCGGACATCGTCTCGGTCGACCACTACAACCTCGCTCCGCAGGCCTCACAGGGCCGCTGGGGCGTCTGGACGTACGGCAAGCTAGTGGACAGGGTCCGGCAGTTCTCAGTCGGCCAGAAGGCCGTGTGGGCCTATGTGGAGACCACCAGCCAGGAGGCCGGCTACCCGACCCCCGCGCAGGTCAACCAGGCCACCTGGGCCTCGCTGATTGCCGGGGCCAAGGGCATCGTGTTCTTCGACCACCGCTTCGGTTCCTCGACGGTGACGCAGGACTTCGCCGCGCTGCTCCATGACGCGCCGATGAAGTCGGCCGTCACCTCCCTGGCCACCGAGATCCAGGCCATTGCCGGCGCACTGAACGCCGACGAGGCAGGGCTCATCAGCTCCGTCACCTCATCCAACACCACGCAGGCCGTGTTCGGCGGCACCGCGGGTGTGCCCATCCACTACTCCAGCAGGATCTTCGGGACCAAGAGCTACATCCTTGCCCAGTCGATCCGGCCCGGCACCACCACCGGAACGTTCACCGTTCCCTCGGCCGCCGGCAAGACCCTTACCGTGCGCGGCGAAAGCCGCACTGTCACGGCGAACGGATCCGGCGTGTTCACCGATTCGTTCGCATCGGACTACGCGGTGCATGTCTACGAATGGACCACCTAATGGATTGGGCTGAATGGATGAAGTGGTTGATCCCGGTACTCTCTGCGCTGCTCTCGGGCGGCGGCTTCTGGGCACTGTTCGCCGCACGCGCCACCGCCAGGGCCACACAGGCCGCGGCGGCGGCTGCTGCGGCCCCTGCCGCCCAGCAGGCGGTCACCGCCGACTGGAACGCGCTGATGGTGTTCTGGCAGTCGGAGATGAGCGCCATGCGCTCGGACTCGGCCAAGCTCGAGGTCCGTGTCCTGTTCCTGGAACGGCAGCGCGAGGAGGACCTTCAGCACATCGCTGACCTGGAGATGCATATCTGGAACAAGCTCCCGCCCCCGCCCCCGGCCCGGCGCAGGATCCCTCCCCCACATACAGGCCCCGGCTAGGGGCCTCTTTCATGTCCGAAGGAACCCGATGAACGTGCAGCAGAGCCTTACCGGCTGGATCCCCGCGGTCCAGGGCCGGTACATCAACATGGACGGCGCCTACGGCGCGCAGTGCTGGGACCTCGCTGCACACTGGTGCACCGCACTGGGGCTGCCGGTGATCAACACCGGCGGTCCCGGCCGGTGGCCCGGCTGGGCCGGGAACATGGTCGACGCCTACCCGCAGACCGCCGCCATTGCGGCGGCCTGGGAACTGGTCGGCCCGGACGAGCTGGGCCTGGCCGGCGACATCGCCGTGTGGGGGGACTCGTACTACTACTACCCCTCCACCCACGTGGCCGTGCTGGTCGCCGACAAGATCGGCAACCTGCTGTGCATGTCACAGAACAGCACCCCCTCGGTGGCCGGCAACCCCTACCCGGGCCAGTCCACCGGCCCCACCACCCTGCAGTACCTGCCCCGGCAGGGACTCATCGGGTTCATCCGCCCCCGCACCGGCACCATTGCCCCGGCGGGCACCACCAACGCATCCGAGGAGGACGCAGTGGCTCTTGAGGAATCAGACCGCGAGTTGTTCAAGAACTTCCTGGACGACTACTTCATCAACGTCCGCCGGTTCGACGGGCGGAACATCTTCGACAACGCCGAGCGGACCCGGCAGGAAACCGCGGCACTGCCGAAGACCATCCTGTTCGACACCCGCGTGGACGGCCGGAACATCTTTGACTGGGCCAAGCACAACGTGGCCATCAGCAGCGGCATCAGGCCGGGCATCGACGTCCAGGCCCTCGCTGCGGCCATCGTGGACCAGCTGCCCAAGTCCGACACCGAGGCGTTGCTCGACGCCCTGGTCAAGCGCCTCGCCGAATAGGACCCCATGGCTAATCACGCAGCACCGTCCATCATCCCCGACGCCGTGGAGCGTGCCCTCCGCACGCTGTGGCAGGGCTTCATCGTGGACGGCCTGTCCACCGCCGGCGCCGGGCTGATCATCCTCCTGGCCGACGGCGACCTGACCTCGCCGCTCTTCTGGGGCGCAGCCGGCCTCATGGTGGCCAAGTCCCTGCTGGTGTCCTTTGCATCTTTTCTGGCCCGGCTCAAGTCGACACCGAAGATTACGCAGTAGGCTTGCTATCCCTCCGGGGCTGCCATAGGTTAGTGGCAGCTCTCCCCCGGGACACTGGTCCCCAACCCTGATACCGGGGGGGAGCCCTCCACATCCCCCTGTGGCGTTAGAATACAGAAAGACCCCCCTTGCGGGCCGCTCGTGTTAGCGGTTCCGCAAGGGGGGTTCTTTGTTATTTCCTGAAGACGTCCAGCCGTCTGGCGAACGTTGGGTCGTAGTCGAAGGCCTCGGGGAAGAGGAGGTGGGCTTCCACCCAGCGGGTGACCGCGTCGGCCTCCAGCCGAGGCGAGGGCAGTTTGATCAGCCAGCGTTCGGCGGTGCCGCCGTCCTCGCGGCCTTTGATCCAGGCAACCACCTCACGGTAGTCCTCGGTTGACGCCTCGGCGGTGATGAACCACGAGACGTCCTTGGCCCCGGGCGGGGCATCCATCACCACCGCCCAGACGCAGGCCGACGGCACTTGTCCCTGATGCAGATCCATCAATCTCTCCTTGATAGTACGGTGGGGCCATGAACTACTACGACATGTATGGCAACCCGGTCGGCATGGAGCGCTGGTCCCAGCTGCTCACCCAGCCGAAGCATGTGGCGGAGGACTACGTTACCCTCGGCGGCCAGCGGTTCCATGTCTCCACCGTGTGGCTGGGGCTGGACCATAACTTCATGCCGGGAGGCCCGCCGATCATCTTCGAGACCATGATCTTCGCCGATGACGGCTCGTTCGAGGACCTATACTGTGTCCGGTACTCCACCCGGGAGCAGGCCCTGGCGGGCCACCGGAGGGCCATCCGCTGGCTCCGGAGGCTGGTCAGGGACGTTGTCCGGACCAAGACCCGGAAGGCCCCGCTCATCCACAACGGCGGCAAGCCTAAGGTTCTGGCTTAGGCGTGTAGTCCGGGCATTCCTCGACGTTCTTCAGGAAGTACTCGGTGTACTTCCCGCAGGCGGTGCACCGGTAGGAATGCTTGCAGGAGTAGCGGTAGCTCTTCACGCCCTCGGCCCGCCGGGCGTAGCTGAAGTAGAGCGGGAACCACCGGCAGGCCCGGTTGGCCATGTTGTGGTTGACCACCAGCTCCGGTGTGTGCTCCACGCCGGCCTTGCCCTTGCACCACTTGTTGGTGGGCTTCCGCTTGTTGGTCTGGCGGGACATCACGTCCCGCTTTTCATCCTTGCTCTTGTCCCAGTGCTGCATGGAACCAGCCTAGCGCTCGTTGGGCTGCAGCCTCAGCCCGGTGTTGAGGATGTCGGCGATCTTCCCGATGGCCCGGGACTCGGCCACTTCTTCGGCGTTGTTGGCCAGCTGCTCACGCATTGCGTAGCGCTTGTAGATGACCTTCTTCTGCCCGGCCGTCAGTTTCTTGTAGGCCTCGGAGATGTCCACCCTTGCCTCGACGTCCTTGCAGTCCTCCGGGCCGCACCAGACGACGTCCTCCAGGTAGCGCCGGACCATGGCCGGCGTGTAGAGGAAGGCGCCGGTGGCGTACATGTACTCGGTGCGCTGCTTCTGGCAGTACCGGCGGGCCGCACGGCGGGCCATGTGCCTGATCAGCCCGTCGTCCTTGCCGTCGTAGTCCTTCCAGTTCTCCATCATGTGCAGCCAGATGGACTGTGCCACGTCGTCGATGGTGAAGTGCGGGCTGCGCTTCCATTCCTGGCTGGCCACCGCATTGACCATCGGCTCCAGTTCCAGGTACTGCTCATTGGGCATCATGTCAGTTCACTTTCTGCTGCCGGGTGGTGGTGGCGTCCTGCAGCTTGGTGGATCCGCGGACCCAGGCGCCGCAGCCCTGGCACTGGTAGAGCCGGTAGCTGGTCACAAAGGCGAAGGCGGTTCCGTCGCGGACCAGCTTGGTGCCGCCGCAGGCCCAGCAGGAGCTGGCCTGTCCGTCCATCTGCCCGACGTGCGGGACGTTGGTCAGCCACGGCAGCAGGTAGTGGTAGAGCTTTTCGGTGAGCTTGACGTCCTGCTTGGCGTAGCGGCCCATCTTGGCCCACGCCTTCGGATCGTCGGCCATGCACTTGACCCAGAGGTCGAAGCCCTCGTGCGAGGTCTTCCGGCCCAGGCCCAGCGCCTGCGTGACGTAGTCGAGCTTGTTGGAGGCGAACTTGAACTGCTTCCGGCAGACACGCAGCAGGTCGATCTGCTTATATGGCTTGGGTGGGTTAAGTCCCGCCAGCAGGAACTCCCGCTGCATGTGCGGGATGTCAAAGGAGATGCCGTTGTAGGTGACGACGATGTCGGCCTCGTTCAGCAGGTCCCAGGCCGCCTTGACCATGCCCTCATGGCTGTCCTGGTAGTCGGAGTAGAAGGAGACCTCCTTCTCCCCGAGCCACTTGGCGGCGAAGCCGAAGACCCGGCCGGGCTGGACGATCTGGGAGATGGAGATGTTCTGGTCCCACAGCCCCCAGGTGTAGACGTTGTTGGGGGCGTTCTCGATGTCGAAGAACAGGACCTTGACGTTGTGCTTGGGCTTGGCCACCTTCCGGATGGCCGCTGCCAGGTCACTCATGCATGGCCCAGATGAACCGGAGCTGGGGGTCGCCGGCGAGCTTCACCGAGGTGACCGTGAGGTCACCGTCGAGCGGGTTGTGCCCGTCGGCTAGGACCCGCTCCATCAGGTACTCCACACGGCTGACCAGGAGGTTGCCGACCAGGTCCGGGTTCTTGGCGAAGTCCTCCGGGATGTGCTGGTAGGCGTAGTATTCCAGCGGCTTCTCACTCATAGCGTTGCCTTTCCCCGTTCCAGCTTTTCCCTGAATGCCTGGACCTGCTTGCGGTCCACGTCGTAGCCGATGGCACGCATCGCCTTGGCGATCTGTGCGTGGCTGAACGACTTGTCGGTGATGACTTCCTTGAAGGTGTTCCTGTCATTCAGGGACATCCCGTTGTAGGCCGCCTCGACCCTGTCGTAGCGCCCGTAGGCGCTTCCCAGTGCTGCCGCCAGGTTCTCGCTCATCGCTTCCACCCGGCGCTGAATGCCTTGGCCCAGGCCAGGCCGCCCATGTCCTTGACCTCGCCGGTGGTGACGAACCCCAGGGCGATCCCGACATTCTCGGCCAGCCCTTCCAGGCTGCCGTCGTTGTGGAGCGTGATCTCCTCGGCCAGTCCGCCGGAGTGCGATTCGGCCTCGTGGTCGCCGCGCTCCACGCCGGGCCGGACGATGTTCCACACCGAGCTGTTGACCGGTGAGTCCACGTACCGCTGCGTGTCCTCGTTCCACTCCGGGAGGGACAGGTCGTAGACCATGTCCGCCTCGTTGGGGAAGCGGCAGTCGGAGATGACGATCCGGTCCCGGCCGGTGGCGAAGATGGCTTCCCGGGTCTGCTCGACCCAGAAGTTCGGCCACCGCTTGCGGATGACGTCGGTGCCGAGGCGTTCCCACAGCCGGCGGACCTCGGCCCCGTAGGTGGAGGCCTTGACATCACTCTCGGTCAGGCCGTACTTGTCATAGAGGTCCGACAGGTACATCGGGTCCAGATCCTCGCCGTCACAGCAGCCGCAGCTGCAGTCACATTCCGGCTCGTAGTAGCCCACGATGGGGTCCAGGTCCAGCAGCATTTCCTTCAGCGGAGCGGCGAAGGCCATCTTGGTGAAGCCGTGGTCACGGACCAGGATGTCCGCGACGGTGTCCTTGCCGGCCCCTGCGAGGCCGGACAGTGCAATGACAAGCATTTAGTTCCTTCCAGGGAAGTAGGGGGACGGGGCACTGGCCGTGCTCGGCCGCTCGACGGTCAGGGAGAGGACCGCGCCCGGGTCCTCGGCCACCTCGACCCATACGGCCTGTGCGCCGTAGAGCAGGATCCAGGAGCCGTCCTTGTTCCTGGCTTTGATGAGCTTGATGTCCTCGGGGTGGAGGTAGATCGGCGTGTCATGGTAGGCGTTGGTCAGTCTGATGCAGCTCATTCCCACTCTCCGTTCTCTCCGTGCTGCTTGCACTCAGGGCTGGTGGGCCGGGGGTGCCGGGGGTTGTAGCGCCATGACGGGCAGCTGCATCCCGGCGTCGGGTTGTCCCGCTTGCTCATGGCTTTGGCTCCCACCTGGCCCCCACCCCGTTGTCCTCGAAGTAGATGGTGACGGTGCCGTTGCGGGGGTTGTTCCCCGCGGCCCGTGCCCGGTCCACCGCCATGCGGGCGGCGTACCTCATGCCGATCTCCAGGTTGTTGCCCGGGAAGTACGAGTGGAACGACGTCGGCTCCTCCGGCTGGAGGTCGATGGTGTGAAACGGATCGGTCATCCGTCCTCCCGGTAGTCGGAGATGTGGAGGATCTTTCCCATCGGCCGGGTGCACTTGGCCGAGCGGTAAAGGATGTCGAAGAGGGTTGCGCTGCCCTTCTCGATGGCCATGGAGGTGAGGTAGCAGTTACGGAACCGCAGGCCCTCCAGGGCCAGGTACTCGTGGACGAGGCGGGCCTTGGCGGCAGGGAACCACTGGTGGTTCATGGCGTCCTCGTCGCTGGCTGCAATCAGCAGGTCCCAGTCCGGGGCGGTCATTCGTCAACCTCCGTGTCCAGGGGGCCGAACTCGCCGCGGGCGAGCGGGATGCAGTCCTTGGGGCCGAGCGCCACCTGGTCGGTCGGGGACCGGACAGGGACCACCTTGATGGGGTACCGGTCGTCATCCCAGGCGTTGGATCCGCGGCTGACGTAGAACGTCGGCTCGTCGTCAACCTCGACGACCTTGCAGACCCGGCCCTTCTTGAAGCTGCCGATGTCCACGAGCAGCTTGATCCTGTCGCCCACCTTGACCTGTGTCATTGCTTCCTCCCTGCGCTTGCTGTAGATCTCCGCAGCCAGCTCGGCCGCGATGCCGTACTGGTTGAGCAGCTCATTGCCGTGGTCGATCATGTGCTGCATGCAGTCGTTGGCTCGGGCACGGCCCCACACCACGGCCTTGATGCCGGTGTGGATGCCGTCCACGGCGAGGCTGACGATGTACCGGAAGGGGATCCTCGTGCCGTAGAGGTAGGCCTCGTAGGAGACAGCCATCGGTTCCTCGCTCACACCGTCACCCCCATGTATTCGCGCAGGGCCTCCCGGCCGAATTCGCAGTAGTAAGAGTTCACGTCGTGGCCTTCCGGCATGAGGAGGATCTGTGGTCCCGGGACGTTCTGGGCGACCTTGGCGGCGAACTTCTTGCCGGCGCCCGTGTCGTCGTTATCAGCGCAGATAATCACCGAGCTGTAGCCCTCGAAGAGGAGGGGGAAGTGGGCCTTCCAGTTGCTGGCCCCCGGGATCCCGACGGCGGGGATGCCCGCCTGGACGAGGGTGATGCAGTCCATTTCACCCTCGGTGATGGCGATCGTCTCTTCACTGGCGAAGAAGGCCCTGGTGTTGAAGATCGTCAGGCCCGAGCCTGCAGGCTGCCAGTACTTGGGGCCGGTGTCCTTGTGGGGAGGGCGACGGAACCGCAGCGCCACCGGCCCGTTGGGGGTGTTGTAGGGGATGGAGATCATGCCCTTGGCGTCGTCATCCAAGACGTCGGGGCTTACGGCGGCTCCCAGCAGGAACTTGTCGATGGTTTCCTGGCTCAGCTGCCGTTCCACTGTCAGATATTCGAGCAGCGGGGCGGCGGCCTGGCTTTTCAGCTGGTCGTGGTACTTCAGCACCCGATCCACCAAAGACTTCCTCTCCGAACTTGACAGCACCGACAAAATCGAGACCTTCCTTGAGCTGTATGAGGTCAATCGCATCGCCGCTGAAATCGCAGCTGAAGCATTTGAGCCGGCCCGTTGACCGGTTGACCGTGCAGGACGGGGTCCTGTCCTCGTGCTCCCCCGTGGGGCAGCTGATCTTGACCCAGCCGTCCCTCGGGGGGACGGGGCGGCCGCCGTAGTATTCGACGACCGCCGCCACATCGAACCGCTTGTTACTGTTCGGGCTCGAACTCACCCAGGTACCCGCTCTTCAGGTTCTCCATCAGTTCGAAGTACAGGCCGGAGACGTCCCCGACGATCTCCGGGACCTCCTCGTCCCGCAGGGCCTCGGCTGCCAGGTTCACCATGGCCACGAGGCTGCGCAGCTCCCCGATCGTCATGCCGATCTGGATCCGGATCTCTGCCATCTCAGCCATGCTGGGCCTCGACTTCGTCCTCCTGGTCATCACCCAGCAGTGCCGTCAGGAGGCCCATGTAGGCCTCCGCTTCGGCGATGTACCCCTTCAAGATGTAGGCGTCCACGAACACGCCCGAGATGAGCCAGGCGGCGGTCCCGGAAACGGCGACGTGGCCCACGGCCACCCAGCCCCAGGCGGCGGGGAAGAGTGCGTAGCACAGCTGTGCCAAAAAACCCATGGCCACCAGGGCGACTACCACTGCGGCAACACCCAGTGCGATGATCTGCCACTTCTTCAGGCGGCTCAGTTTCTCAATCATTCTTGGTCCTTCGTTTCGGTGTGCGGCCGGTGACCCAGGTCCAGTCCCGGCCGCGGCGGATGTTGCTGATGAGCTGGTTCGAAACGCTGAACTCACGGGCCAGGTCGACGTTCTTCGCCCCGGCCCGGAGGGCTGTGTCGATCGCCAGGACGTCGTCCACGGTGAGCTTGCAGCGGTGGCTTTCCTGCAGGACCTTCCCGGTCACATCACTCCAGGTCCTGCCGGTCCAGATGGCGCTCACGCTCTGCTGCGTGATGTCAAAGTCCCGCGCCAGAATGGCCTGGGCTTCGCCGTCCTGCAGCGCCTCGTAGATAAAGAGGACGTCGTCCTCGGTGAGGACCCTGTCTTTGACCGCCATCACTTCCCCTCCAGGTGCTTGCGGTCCTGCCGCATGAGGGCCACCAGCTCGCCCACGGTCATGACCACCCACTGCTGCATGGGGTCGGTGACCCCCTTGCGCTTGGCGATGACGATGCCGACCAGCGCGTCGTCATTCACCCGCTCGGCCTCGGCCTCGGCCACCCACTCCGGGGCGTAGAACTGGCCGCCCCGGTCCTTGCACTCGATGACGATCCTGTGCTCCCCCAGCCGGACGTTGGCGATGTCTCCCTTGTCCTTGCTGCCGGTCTTGACCTTGCGGTCAATGCGGGAGTCCTGCAGTGCCACGGCGAGGCCGTCGGCGACGAGCCGCTCGAAGCGGGCTCCGGCTGCCTTGGCCGTGGCCCTATTCCTGCTCATCGGCTGCGCTCAGGTCAGCGACCCGGCTCAGGTTGCCGGCTGCCTTCGTGGCCCAGTTGTAGACCTGCTGGGCGTTGTGCGTGGTGTTCTCGTCGACGTAGTCCGGGATCATGACCCCGGCGTAGACGGCGGCGCTGGCCACTGCCATGAGTGCCTCGACCTCGTCGTGGTCCATGATCAGCGAGACCCGCACGCCGGCGTAGCGGGTGGTCTCGTAGAGGAAGGTGGTGTCACTCATTAGGGGGTTCTCCTGTCATCCCTGGAAGTGCATCCGGGAAAGATCTGCGTAAAGAGGGAGGTTCCAGGTGGCCCGGGGATCAGCCTTCCCGGTCCTGTTCTTGACCGGGCTGACCCAGAGCTGCTCACCGATGCGGTGCAGCGTGAGGCACAGCTCCGGGGTCTTGTCGATCTTTCCCCGGATACCCGACCGGGGTATCGGCTTGTCGCCGTTGGTCCATTCACCCGTGGTGTGGTGCAATGTGATCACCGCAGCCTTGGTATCCCGTGCAAGATCATGGAGGAAATCCATGTTTCCCTGCAAAGCTGCAAACTCATCACCCTCGCCGGCGTACAAATTGGCCAAATTGTCCATCACAAAAACTTCGGGGTAGATTCCGTATTTCGTGGCGTAGGCCTCGAATTGCCGGAGCACGTCCTCCCCCGAAGGGGAGGTGTTGTAGACGAATTCCATGTGGCCGGCGGCGGCGCGGACTTCCGCCTCGTAGCCACTGACTGTGCCGGTGCGCAGGTCCCGCTCGATGTCTGAGGTTTCAAACCCGGTGGCCATGGCTGCCGCCCTGATCCACATCGTGCTCTCGTCCGTATCGGCCGAGTGGTAGAGAACCTGGTTGCGCTGGCCCTGGTCATTCCCCCGCTGCAGCATTGCCTGGACCACAGCGGACTTGCCCGTTCCGGGTGCCGCCGTGACCAGGGTCAGCTGCCCCTTGCGGACAAAGACCTCGTTCTTGTTGAGGACCTGGAACGGGGAGTAGAGCGGGGTTCCGCTGCCGACGTTCTTTCTGCGGCCCTGATTGAGGGACAGAACAGAGCATCACCCCTTCGGGTTAGGTCAAGGTGCCGGTAATCTGGACGAAGTCGCTCCACAGTCCTGCCTCACCGCAGCGGACGCAGACAATCTCGCGCCCCTGTCCGGAGACCAGGTTGATGAAGGCGGCCCAGCCCGAGCAGCACGGGTAGAAATAGGGGAACGACTTGTCCGGCTCGGCCGGGCACCGGTGGTGCGACACCGCGATGAACTCGGCGTCACCGTCATGGATCATGTCTTCCTGCCCGTGCTGGCTGTGGCCGCACGGGACTGCGAAGTCCAGGGTCTGGAGGACCTGAAGGTCCACCGCGGTGCCGGTTGTCATTAGCGGATGAACTTCCAAAGCTTGTGCGTGCCTGAGGCCAGGCCCGGGTGGTTGACGTCGTCGGTCTTCTGCATGTGTTCGGTGGCGTCCTTCGGGCGGGGGTCCGCCCATGCCTGCCACGCTCCGCGTGCGGAGGATCCGGAGACCAGCTTGGCCGGCATCCCGGCGACCAGCGGGGCGCCGGGGGCGGCTGCGGCACCGCCGCCTCCGTACTGGGCTGCCGTGGCCGGTGCCGTGGGAGCTGCCGCCGGAGCGGCGGTGGCCATGCCGGCGGTGTTCTGTGCCGCCAGGAATGCAGCGAACTGCTCCTCCTGGGTCGGTGCCGCCGGCGGGGCGGCCACGACGGGCTGGGAGAAGGCTCCGGTGTCGACCGGTGCGTTCACGCCCCGTGCACCCAGGATGGCGCCGGTGGTGAAGTGGGCAGCGAAGGCCTCGTTGGCCCGTGCCAGGTCGGCAAACGTGGTGTTGGCCTGCAGCTCGGCGAGCTGCTGCGCAAGCTCCACGGTGGTGTTGGAGCGGATGACAACCCATGGTGCATTGGCTCCGGGAGCCTTGATGGTGGTCGTCAGGGGTGCTTCGATGGTCATTCCATTCCTTTACTTAGATCTAAACAAGACAATCAGGTGAAAAAAATAAGACCTTCAGGTCATATCGTCACGAGGTAGGGCTTGCCGCCCTGTTTCGATTGTCGTCTCGCGACGATGATCGGTTTCTTCGGGTCGTCGGTGGGGATGACGGCCCTCCGTGCCTTGCCCAGGGTTTCCAGCATGACGGACTTCATCCGCTGGGCCTCGGCAGTGGCCACCTTCTCCGCCGCCAGGGCCTCCCGGAGCTGTGCCGCCAGCTCGTGGGTCACCTCGACGTCGGTGTTCAGAATGTCCGGGTGCCGTTCCCGGATCAATTCGTAGGTGTCCGTTCCCCCATCGATCTCCGGCGGGGTCCCTTCCGCGGTCAGCCGGCCGGGGAGGGAGCTGTAGAAGTCTGCCGCGGCTTCCAACATCTCCGGCCCACCGACCGAGTACCATTCCTCGTTGCCGGTCTGCATCGAGACGACCGGCTTGGAGGGATCCCTTGGTACCAGGAACTCCCGGTAGTCCCCCAGCGAGGCCAGGACGACCAGGTATCCGTAGTCCAACGAAAACGCTTCCATGTACCAGCGGAGCTGGGCCACGTACTTCACGGGGCAGGCATCGTTCTCCCACCCGTATCCGGACATCGAGGTCTTGATCTCCAAGATGGCCTCGGGCTCCCCCGCATACAGCTCGCCCTCGTGCTCGTAGACGGGGGCCAGCAGCCGGTCGGGGTTTGCTCCGTGCCAGGGCCGGTCCTGGTGGACCCAGGAGCCGGAGACCTGCACGTCGTACTCCGGGTGGTTGTCGGCGAACTTCTGCGCGACCGGGTCTTCCAGCCGGTGACCCCATTCGAACAACGGGTTCTCGACCTCTTCCCTCGTGAGGAAGCCGGCCTTCCGGTACCAGAGAACGTACCGGGATTCGAAGCTGTTGATGTTGAGGATGGATCCGACTTCGGATCCTCCGATCACCCGGGAGCGGGCTTCGTGCCACTCCGGGGATCCGTCTTCATACCTTCCAACGAGGACGGCGGTTCCCAACCGCACCGCCGCCTCCGCGGGCCTGTCGTCTACTGTTGTCACGCGCCCCCATGCCAGTGTTCGTTGGACGTGAAGAAAATCAGGATGGTCCCGTATTCCCCATGCTTGCGTGCGTAGGCCGTCTGGCCGTGCTCCGCGCCGGTGTCGAGCACCCTCTGGACGCGGCCCCGGTCGACAACCTCGTCGCCCGAAAGCACCACCTCCCCGAAGAACTCTCCACCGACACGGTTGACGGTCATGTATGGTTCATCGAGGACCGCCTTGAAGTCCTCCTCGAAGAGGAGCCCAGGCTCCTCTTCCGTGATAGCCGTGAGCGAAACCATTTCGCCACCCTGGCTAACTGCTTCCATTTGTCCCCCTATGCAAACAAACGTCAGATACTGCTCGTACTGAGACCACTAATGATTTTGTGACTTCCTGAAGGCTACTTATTAACCTTGTGAAAGAATCATGCACTTGAGATAAGACAATATGGAAGCGTTTTCTCGTGACAGTTTCGTCAAATCGATTTTGTTACGAAAGTGACGGGAGTCACCTCAAGTTAACCGCAGATTCCCTGATCAAAACCTGCGGTTACCCGGGTCCAAAGACCCTATGAGGGAGAGGTGGGACGCCGGATAATCCAGTCGTCCTCCGGGGACTTCGGCACGTAGTAGAAGCCGCCCTTGGTGGACGCCGAGTTGGCCGGCGCCTCGGGGTGGTAGTTGACGACCAGCCCGTTGACCTCCAGGTCGTGGAGCCAGCGGTTGAGCAGCAGCTCGTCCTCCTTGCGGAGGACACCGCCGTTGTTCTGCTTGACGAGGGAGCGGAACCGGTCCATCACGGCCGTCGTCTTGTGCTCGTCGGCAATGTCCCACGGCAGCAGGTCCTTGTACGTTGCCTGCGGCGCGGCGTAACCGGCCCGCTGCAGGGCTTTCCAGACAGCCCCGTCGGTGACGCCATAGGTGGTGGCGATGTCCCGCTGGGTGAAGCCGTTGGCACGCAGG